CAAAACAGCAAGCAAAAAACATTAAGGAGGGCAGTAATATGTCACAAATTTTAAAAATCGACGGCGTTGAATACGAAGTTGACAAAGATGTCATTAAGCATTTAAACGCTCTCGAAAAAAGTAACAAGGACCTTCAGTCAAAATTTGATGAAACTCAAACAGAATTTAACAAGACTAAATCTACACTTGAAGCTGAAAGAGATGACTTTAAACAAAAAACTGAAGACCTAAAAAAGAAACTGGATGAAACCGAAGCGGTTACTCCGGAAATGATTAGCAAGGCCGTTAACGACCGTATGGTTGTTTTAGGTGCTGCTAAAGTAGCAGGCGTTGAAGTGAAAGAGGACCAGAATGACCTTGACATCAAAAAGGAAATTATTAAAACTCTATCTCCAAACAGCGCTGAGAAAATTGACACAGCAGATGAAGTTTACATCAACGCAAGATTTGACGGCGCATTGGAAACTCTTGAAGAAATGAAAACAGGTTCCGACTCAGACAACAACCTTCGTGGTGACAGCGCTGGTTCTGGAAAAGGTTCTGAAAGTGAACTTAAATCTGACAGTGCAAGACAAAGAATGATTGAAGCGCAAACTAAAGCGTGGATGTCCGACGAGGAGGTATAAACTATGGGTGCTTACGATTATATGGACAACGCCGTTCCAGGATTAAAATATGGACTTGGCGGTAGAATTGAAGGTGGCTGGGTAGTTGCCGAAGCAAATGGAATCGGATTTGGTAAACCGGTTTTTGGATATGTAGGCGATGAGAAAAAGGCTTACTCATTTTACAACGATGTTGGAAAAATTGTTTTTGATGCGGACTTTGTTGCAAATAATGTTATTACAATTACAGTCAACGGGGAAGATGCTGCTGACGTAACATACGACACATCACACGATAACACAATGGATTTATTAGTTGCGGCAGTATCTGCACTTACTGGTGTTGAATGTGCGCTGGACCCAGCTGACACAGACAATAGAACTTTACTAATCAGAGTAAAAGGCGCAACAGCGGCAGTTGCTGAAGCGGTTACAGGCGGTGCAGGTCAAGCAACTGGAACAGTTACTTACGGTTCTGGACAAGTATTCGTTGGTGTTGCGATGTTCGTACAAAAAGCTTCATCTTTGGACGTTTCAAGCAATCAAGGATACGAGCAATATGATATGGTAAATGTTGTAGCTGACGGTGAATTGTGGGTGCGTGCGAAGGCAGTTGTTGAAGCAAACAACGAAGCATACATTGACAACAGCGGCGCAGACATTGGTGAGTTCAGCAACGCCGGAGTTGAAGTAAGTGCAAGATACAGAAGCAATGCAGCTGACGAAGGACTTGCAAGACTCAGAGTTGATGGGCAAAAAGAAATGACTTACGCGTCATCATTTTAAGGAGGTAACTAAATGAGTGGCAATATGATGAAACTCGACGCAAACGAAACTGCGTTTTTTAAGAGACAAACTGAGTATGTTAAATCTAAAACATACGATAAAAAATACCGAAATCTAAAAGCTAAAAGCATGATTCCGGTATCAACTGAAGCACCAAGTGGTTCTCAATTTATTACTTGGTATAGTTATAGTAAAATTGGACTTGCAAAAATTATTGCAAGTTACGCACATGATTTTCCAAGAGTCGATATTTACGGTGAGGAAAATACTGCAAAGGTTTATGGCCAAGGCGCAAGTTATGGCTATTCAATTGTTGAGATCAGACGTGCACAGCGTGCAGGTATGAATCTATCAACAAAAAGAGCTGAAGCAGCAAGACGTGCAATAGAAGAACTGCAGGACAAACTTGCATGGGACGGTGATTCTGATTACAATATTCAAGGATTGATTGACTACCCAGGAATCACTGAAGCAACACTGACAACTGGTACTGGTGGAAACACTTGGGATTTAAAAACACCGGATGAAATTGTTGCGGATGTCACTGCACTGAGGAATGCGGTTTCTGTTCCAACAAGAGGCGTGGAAGAAATTGACACAATAATTCTACCAAGAGAGCAGTACAATATTATCGCGGACACAAGAATGACTGACGGCGACTCAAAAACTATTCTTTCGTATTTACTTGAGAATATTAGAAAACAAGTTCCTTCATTTATGATTGCTCCGGTTGATAGATTGGACACTGCTGGTGATGGTGGAGTGACAAGAATGATGGGTTACGTTAAGGACCCAGACCATTTGGTTCAAGAAATTCCGCAGATGTTCGAGCAGTTCGAAGCAGATAAAAAAGGAATGGAGTACGAAATTCCTTGTCACGCTGAGCATGGTGGTGTAGTAGTTTACTATCCAGAATCAGTTGCGTACATGGATGGAATCTAAAAAAGCACTTTCAATAATGAGTCGTTTTCGGCTCATTATTAAATTTTAAATTCAAAAAGGAGTAATCAAAAATGATTATAAACTGGACAAAGCAAGGTTTAAAAACGATAAGTATTAAGGCGGCTAACAAAGCAAGCAAGATTAAAAAAACGGTTAAACTGTTACCGGGGTTCAATGAAGTTCCAGACGACGAATGGAAAGAAATCAAGCAAAACCCGATGATACAAAAACAAATTGAACTTGGTATTATTGTGGAAGTTGCCGAGAAAAAAGAAGTTAAGAAAAAAGTTAAAAATGGCAAGGGCGAGGAAATTGAAAAAACAGTAGTTGAGTCTGGAAAAGCAAAACAATTAAAGGACTTAGATGCTGAAGCCGTGGTTGCTATGGTAGAGGATACATTTGATGTCGACCTATTAAAGAAATGGAAAAAAGAAGAGTCACGTGATGAAATCAGAGCAGCTATTGCAAACCAACTTGAAAAAATCCTAAAAGGTGGTAACTCGAAATGATTATAAAATGGAATGCAGAGCACGAAAAGAAATTCCGTTTTAAAACTGAAGGGTGCAACGTTGCCCTTCATTTTAAAAAAGGTGTAATTGCTTCAGTGCCGGACAGTACTGCAGAAATTATTAAAAGAAAATTGAGTGACGCTTTTAATTGTGGTTATTGCGAAATAATTGACGATAAAAAAGTTACTCCAAAAAAGAAAAAAGAAAAAGCACCGGAAGTTGAATTTGTTCCGGACTTATCAGATATTGACGACGACGAAGTTGTTGAAATAGAGGAGTAAAAATATGACAGCAAGTGAAATACTTTCAGTAATTGCGCCGCAATTTGATAGCACGGCAAATAGAGATAGTTTTATTGCCATTGCTACTATGGAAGTTAATTCTTGTTTATTTGGTGATAAAGCTAACAAAGCAATCGCCTTGTTAGCTGCTCACATGATCGCATTGAATACTGACGCAGCAAGACAAAACGGCGAGACCGGAAATATCACCTCTAAAAAAGAGGGTGATTTATCAGTTGGATACGGAAACTTTGGAAATGCCGGTTCCGGTGACCTAGGTATGACACATTACGGTAGACAATTTTTATCAATGCAGCAAAGTGTCAGTGAGAATATTTTTGTTTTAAATAGTGGAGTTGATTATTGTGGTTGAAAAAGTTATTGAAATAGACCGCGGCTGGAATCGTATCCAGCGAGAATTAAAACAATTAAAAAATTCCTATACTTCAATTGGATATATGTCCGGTATGAGTAGGAAATTAGTTGAACGTGCGTACATAAATGAAAACGGCGCAAAAATACGAGTCACTAAAAAAATGAGAGGGTGGTGGCTTTACAATTTTGGAGTTATGTTGAAAAAATCAATCCTAATAATTCCAAAAAGACCTTTTATGAAAATGACCTTTGACAAAAATAAAAATCTGATTGTGTCAAAAGTTGCAAAGGAATACGATTATATTTTAATCGGTGTGAATAATACAAGAAAAAGTTTAAGTCGTTTGGGTGAATGGTACACCGGACAAATGAAACTAACTATGACAAATGGAAATTTTACTGCTAATTCAGCAGCAACGGTAAAGAAGAAAAAAAGCAGCAAGCCGTTAATTGATTCCGGCGAAATGAGAAATAGTATTCAACATAGGGAGTTCCTTAAATGAGTCTTTTTGCTTTACCACAAAAATATTATATACTTTCTGCAAGCGGCGGTTATGATGAAACTGGCAAATATGTTGGAACTGACTGGACCGAGTTAGATTATAATGGAACAATTCAACCGCTTAAAAGTGACGAACTTGCGAATTTTGACGTTGGCGAAAAAAACAAAGGAATGGTAAAAACTTATTCAGATAGAGAATTGCCGTTACCGGAACAGGGTGACGAAACCAGTTTGGGCGCATTGATTTTATTTAACGGCAAATATTATAAATTAGTAAGTGAAGGAACTTACAAAAGTGGAATTATAAATCATTATAAATATTTTGCAGTACTATACAATAAAGAGGTGACAGTTATATAATGGCGGCAAGATTAACACATCAAGAAATTATTGATTTTCTAATACGTGACGTTATAAAAGTTATTCTGACCGATAACTCAATCACTGATGTTCCAGTAATACAAAGTCATCAAGATGCACCAGCGCCCGCAGAACCGTATATTACAGTTTCTTACACGGCAAATGTAAATAAAATTGGAAGGGCAACAAAACATAATTTATTTGATGACGCAGGAACACACAAACGTTATATAACTAATGATAACGAATTGACCGGAATTGATTTGATTGAGGAAGGTGGCGACGGAAGTTATTTGGACCTTATTGCTGACAGCATGGAAACTACAAAAATAATTCATGTTTTTAAAACTAATCAAATTGCACTTTTGCGAGTTGGCAATATCATTCCACAACCGACATTATTTAATGATGATTGGACCCGGCGAAGTAGTATGGAAATTGTACTGGGTATAAGCAGCGGAGTAATTGAAACCGTTGAATATATAAATGACGTAGAATATACGGGAACAATCCCGAAATAGGAGGAAAACAGAAATGGGTTTAAGTGACATAATTCAAGTAACCATATCAAGAGAAACTCAGGCAGTGACCCAAGCCGGTTTTGGAACTTTTGGAATTATCGCAGAATTTGCGACCGATAAAACCACAACCACTTTTGACCGTTTTCGCATTTACGGCGATGTTAGCGAAATGAGTGACGACGGTTGGGCAGTGGGTGACCCGGTTTACGATATGGCAGTAAAAGTATTTAGTCAAAATCCGACAGTAAGTCAAATTTTAGTAGGCCGCAAAGATAGTGGCGACGCAAGTTGGGACGAAGCATTGACCGCAGTTGAGAATGCAAGTTCTGATTGGTATTGCTTTGCAATCATTGCAAGTAATTCAGCAACGTTCACTTTTGACGCGGATTTCATTACTGGAAACACAATTGACTTTACAATTAACGGAACAGCTATTACACAAGTACCTTTTAATAGTGACAACGCAACCACTTACGCAGACATCAAAACGCAGATTGAAGCGGACTTATCAGATAGTTCTGTAACAATTGATGCGGTGGCAAGAACAGTCATTGTTGAGATTTTTGGTGAGGCTGGTGTTGAAACTGCAAGTGTAATTGTTGCAGGTGGCGCAAGTCAAGCGGGTTCTTCAGTAGCGTATGTTAATGAAGACGATTACAAAGCAGTAGCAGCATGGACCGAAACGCAAAAGAAAATTTTCTTTTATGCAAGTTCAGCTGCGGGAATTTACGATGCAGGGTCAACGACTGACATTGCGTATTTTATGAAAAATACAAACTATGATAGAACAGTTAGTATTTATCATACAGCGGCGCAAGGTGACACAACACCAAGTTGGATTGAAGCTGCATGGCCAGGTGAATGTTTACCGTACGACGTTGGTGAACAAACTTGGATGTTTAAGACATTAAGCGGTGTTGCTGCTTATTCAGTAACAAGCGGGCAAAGAACTGCAATACTTGCAAAAAATTGTAACATCTACACAACAGTTGCAGGCGTGGCAATAACTGAAGAAGGAAAAGTTGCAAGTGGTGAATTTATTGACATTATTCGTGGCGTTGATGCGCTGGAAGCATCTTTACAGGAAACTATTTATGCGACATTAGTAAATGAGCGTAAAATTCCTTACGACGATAATGGAATTACAATTATTGAAGGACTTGTTAAGCAAGTTTTAAATGATTATGCTGATGACGGTTTTTTGATTAAGAACAGTATAGTTGTGACTGTTCCGAAATACGAGGACATCAGTAGTGCAAACAAAATTGCACGACTATTACCAGACATTGAATTTGAGGCGAACCCACAGGGTGCAATTCATAAAGTTTCAATTTCTGGAACAATAACTTTATAAGGAGGTGCGCAAATGGCACTTGACCCGGTAGTTAGGACGTACGACCCAAAATTAGTAATTGTGACATTTGGAGCAATTCCAATTTTCGGATTTATGAGCGGAACATTCATTTCTATTACACGAAGCGGCGATGTCTTTGAAAAAGACAAAGGAGCGGATGGAACAATTGACCGCGTGAATAAAAATGCAAATGATTTTCGTATAGCACTTACAATCAAGCAAACAAGTTTAACGAATGATGCTTTGAGTGTTGTTTTATTAGCAGACCAGACATCAAACACCGGAAAGTATCCTTTTACAATAAAGGATTTAAACGGAACTGCGTTATTCTTTGCGCCACAAT